ATCGAGAAAGCGATGGAAGGCATGCCGGAGCAGGCCAAGAACATCATCGGCGCGCTACAGCAGCAGTTGCAGCAGCAGCAGAAGGTCATCGAGCAGCAGAATCTCGAAATTAAGTACAAGCAGGGCGTCGAACAGATGCGCGTGCACGGCAGGCTGGAAGAGACCGACCGCAAGAGCGAGACACAGATTCGCGTCGAGGACATGAAGGGCGCGACCTCGCGCGATGTCGCAGAGATCGGCGCCGCGGCTCAGCTGCTGAATACCAAGGCCGAGAGCGACGAAGCCGAAAAGGCATCGCAGCGCCTCATCAAAGCCGGAACAGAAGATCGAAAGGCGGAATAATCCGCAGGAGCACACATGGCGACGGTAGTGGATTCGGGGAACCTGGTGGAGTTTGTGAGCACGGGCAAGGTGGCGGATTTCAAGCCGCCGGAAGGCGCAGCGCCCGCGGCAGAACAGCAGTCATCCGCCAAGCAAGACGCCGCTGCCGAGCCGGCAAAGGCTGCAGATGCCGACAAGGGCTTGCAGGATCGCAACGCCGATGGTACTTTCAAGGCCGCGGCAGATACTGCGTCAGAGAAATCTAACGACAAGTCGGCCGAGAGCGGTGAAGTTGACGACGCAGCGCTGCCAGAGATCGTGCGGCGCAAGATCGGCAAGAAACACCGCCAGATGATGGAGGCGCAGGAGTTCGCGCGCGAGCGCGACGCTGCAGCAGAGATCGCCGAAAAGCGGGCAGCCGCCGCGGAACGCGAGTTACAGCGTATTCGTGGCACGAAGTCAGATGGCCCAGACTCGACTACGGCAGAAGCAGGAGATCCTGCGGAGCCGAAGCCCGAGGACTTCAAAACGGTCGGCGAATACACCCGAGCCCTCACCAAGTACGAAGTCGCCAAGGCGGCCGCGCAATCCGCATCCGAAGCACAAACACGGACGCAGGAACAGCAGCAGCAAGCCCAGGCGGCAGAAACGGCAAGGCAGTTCGCGGAACGTCAGTCCGCATTTATCAAGCTGACCCCTGACTATGAAGAGGTCATTGAGAATGCGAACTTCGAAGTTCCGCAACTGGTAACCCAGTACTGCGTCGAGAGCGAGATGGGGCCGCAACTGGCCTACCACATCTCGAAAAATCCGAGTGAAGCCGAGCGTCTGTCCAAGTTGAGCCCAACCCGCATGCTGGCGGAACTGGGAAAACTGGAATCCAAGCTGGCCCCATCGGCCGCGCCCGCAGCACCTGCCGCGCCCGCGCCGTCCAAGGTCCCGCAAGTTTCCAAGGCTCCCGCTCCGACCGAAGCACTGAATGGCGACTCCGCGCGCGTGGTTACGAAAGACCCATCGCAGATGTCATTCGCAGAGCTTCGAGAACACCGCCGCGCCGAACAGATGGCGGCAGCAGCATCCGGCAGAAGGCACTAACCCCGCTTCACGGTAGTTACCGGGAGGCGGAACTGAAACCGCTTCTCGGAGAACTGCCTTGTCTAACAATTTGCTCACCATGTCCTACATCACCAACGAGGGGTTGGTGGTGCTGGAAAACACCTGCGTCTTTTCAGACAAGGTGAACCGTCAGTACAGCGATGAATTCGCTGTCAAAGACGCCAAGATCGGCTACACCTGCAACGTGCGCCGCCCGCCTCGCTACCTCGGCACCTTCGGCCCGCAGCTGAACGTCGAGGACACCAACGAGACGTACATTCCCGTCACGCTGAACTACCAGTTCCACGTCGACGTGCAGTTCACGACCGCGGATCTGCTGCTGTCGATGGATCTGTTCCGCAGCCGCGTGCTGAAGCCCATCATGGCCACGATCGGCAACCGCGTCGATTCGGACGGCCTGTATTTCTTCTACCAGAACACCGCGCTGTCAGTCGGTACGCCAGGCGTGAGCCCGGCGAGCTACAAGCTGTTCAGCGATGCGCGCGCGCTGCTGGCCTTCGAGGCTTGCCCTCCCGGCGACAAGAATGTGATCCTGGATCCGCTGTCGATGTCGGCGGCAACCGATGCGGTGAAGGGCCTCTTCAACCCGCAGGCGCAGCTCGGCGACTACGTGAAGAACGGCATGGTCGCGAAGCAGTTCGCAGGCCTCGACTGGTTCGAAGATCAGAACGTGGTGGCCTTCACCACGGGCGCACAGGGCGGCACGCCGCTGCTGACCGCCAACACCGGCGGCGCCTTCCTGACCTCTGGTTGGGCGCAGTCCGGTTTCATCCAGACCAACGGCTGGACGGCCTCCACCGGTGTCGTGAAGGTCGGTGACATCATCCAGATCGCGGGCGTGTTCCCGGCCAATCCGCAGAGCCGCACACAGTACGGCAACCAGCTGAAGCAGTTCGTGGTGTTGCCACCGGGCGGCTACACGCAGAACCCGATCGGCGCGGCAACACCAGGCCTGGCCTTCGCAGCGGCGACCCTCACCAGCGGCACGTTCAACCCGGCAACGGGCGTGTACACCTCTGGCGGCGGCGCAGGCGCGCTATCCATCGCCATCGGCGAGTGCTGCATCACGGGCGGCCAGTTCCAGAACGCAGTGACCACCGCGGCCTTCACCGCCACCTCGGCGATCACGGTCAACGGCGGCACGGCGAATGCGGCCAAGGTCAGCCCGCAGGGCGCGGTGCTCCATCGCAACAAGATGGCGCTGGCATTCGCGGATCTGCCGCTGCCTCGCGGTGTGCACGAAGCGGCACGCGCCAATGACAACCAGGTCGGCATGTCGATGCGCGCGGTGACCCAGTACACCATCAACAACGATGCGCTGCCCACCCGTATGGACGTTCTGTACGGTTACGCGGACCTCTATCGCCAGCTCGGCGCTCGCATTGCCGGTTAAGGAGTAAAGCAACATGCCTTCAGTCAATCCGGGTCCTGCCACTACCACGGCAGTCAATACCCAGTCTCCCTCGGCAGTCGAACTGGCCGTATTCACCATCGCGGTGAACCTGACGCCTGTATCGGTCGCGACCATCACCACGGCCGAGCAGTCGTTCGGCCTGAATGGCGTCACGCAGGTGACGGCGGCCACCGGCATTCGTGCCGGCGATGTCGTGCTGGGGTTCAATCCCCCCGGCATGACCACTGGCGTTGTGGCGGCCAATGTGCGCGTCGACCCCGCGACCGACGACAAGTTCTACATTCAGTTCGTCAACCCGACCGCTGGCGGCGTCGTGCCGCTCACCGGGTTGTACATCCTGCATGTGGGCCGTCCGAACCAGAGCACGCGTCCGCCGGGCTCGACGACCTACGCGTACCTGCCGACCGCCATCGCATAAGGAGCTGACATGCCAGGTCCAGCTGATATCGCACGCGGGAACTTGCAAGGCACGTTCCTGCTGCAGATCGTGAACTCATTCGTCAGCGTGGCGGCCAATACCACAGCTCAGCAGACCGTGACCGTCAACGGTCTGCAGCTGGGGGATCAGATTTCGGCTGTCAGCAAGGCGACGTTTCAGGCAGGCCTGATCGTCGTCGGTGCTGATGTGTCGGCGGCCAATACGCTGCGCGTGACGTTCGGCAACTTCACGGGCGGCGGCATTGTGCCGACTGCCGGAGATACCTACACGGTTGAGGTGAACCGGCCCTCGAATCAGGGCACGCAGCCCTCCGCGATTGTATGAACGAAATCCGGCCGTTCGCGCCGTTCTACCTGCGTACGCAGATGACGTCCACCGGTCAGGGGACGTCATCGCAGGCATTTCAGGGGCAGCAGGCCGCCAGCGTTACCGTGGCGGCATCGGGTACCGCGGCATCCAGTACGCAGTTCCCAGGCATGCCTTCGAACAGCATCGCCTACCAAGTGCAGATCGCGAACCTGACCGACAAGTGGGCGTTCGTGAACTTCGGCGCGTTTGGCAACGTGCGCGCGGCGACAGTCACCGACTACCCGGTGGGGCCCGGCATGGTGCAGGTGGTGACCGTGGATCCGGAAGTGTCCGGCGCATCGGTCATTCTGACCGGCGCGGCCGGTGGCTCGACCTCTGTTATCTTCACCCGAGGGGCCGGCTCATAGGGCCGGAACATGGCCCATGAATCTTAAGTCAGGCGGCGGTCTTTCTTCATCGCAGGTCAATGATCAGATCATGGCCTGCATGTGCGCAATGGTGCAGCCGCCAGTCGCAAGGTCGCTGCTGTTCGATATGGCCTACCAGGCCAGCGACCCGACGAAGCCGACCGCCATCAGCATCGTGGTAGGTCTGGTCACCAACATCACCATTGGCTCTGCTTCCAACACCGCAGAGCTTGTGATCGGCGCGACATCCGCCGTTTCTTCTGGAACGGGAGTACTCGCCGATACCTTTCGGAATGATCTGAGCGTCACGCTGATCACGATCGGACTGACGCAGCGGCAAAAACTCATGGCATTCATTCCTGCCGGCTACTTCTTTGCGGTGCGCCGTACCGTTGGCACCGGAATCAGCATCATCTCCGCTTACGATCAGGCACTTTGCTGATGGCTACGCGCACGACCGCTCAGGAAATCATCACTGGCGCCCTTCGCTTCATCAACTCCTACGCGCCAGGGGAATCCCTCGATGCCAGCGACTCGGCCGATGCGCTCGCGACGCTGAATGATGTGCTGGAATCACTGTCGACGACAGAAAACAGCGTCTATGCCTCCGATGAGGACGTATTCACGTTCACAGCAGGGCAATACCAGTACAGCATCGGCAACTACGATGCGGGCACCTTCGCCGGCACGCTGACCAATGGCTCGCCCACCATCACGCTGGCCACGGTGCCATCCGACATGGTGGTCAATGGCGACCTGACGGGCACTGGAATCCCCGCGGGCACCACGATCCTGTCGTTCAATGCGATCGCCGGCACGGTCACGATGTCGGCCAATGCGACCGTCAATGTCCCGCCGCAGCAGATCGCCTACACGATTCCCGGCGACTTCAAGACCACGCGCCCGCTGCGAATCACCAATGCGTTCACGCGCATCACGGGCAGCAGCACGCAGGGCCTGGATTACGCCATCGAACTGATCGACCAGTCGCGCTATTCGAACATCGGGTACAAGCGCCTGCCGGCTCCGTGGCCGATCTACCTCTGGTACAACCCGACGTATCCGCTGGGTCAGTTGAATTTCTATCAGACGCCCTCGACGGCCGGCGAACTGCATGTCTATTCGGACCTGATCCTGACCAGCATGGCGAGCCTGACCACCACTGTGCTGTTGCCGCAGGGCTATTCGCTGATGCTGAAGCGCATGCTCGCGCGCGCGCTGGCACCGGAATATGGCGCGATCTGGACAACGATGCGCGAGCGGCTAACCCAGGAGGCCTACAACAACGTCAAGGCGCTGAATGCCAACCCGGTGCCCGTGTCGACCTATGACTCAGCGATCCTGAATCAGAACCAGACCGACGCGGGCTGGATCTTGACCGGGGGCTTCCGCTGATGGATGCCGGGGATTTCGGCTTTGTCGGCGGCGCGTACGAAGCGCCTGACATGTATCAGGACTCGCAGCGCTGCATCAACTGGTATGTCGAGGTATCCGCGAATGGTGCCTCGAAAACTCCCACCGCGCTGCTCGGCACGCCCGGACTGGATCGCATCCTGAATTTTGGCCTCATCAGCGACGACATCGCAGTGCCCTATTCCGGCGGTCACCGCGGCGCATGGGTGCTGCCCGGCGGCACGACGGCGCTATATGTCGTCGGGAATCGTCTGTTCCTGGTCACGATGATCGTGCCGGCGACCAGCAGCAGCATCGCACAATTTCGCGTCGGGCTCGCCACAGGCGGTACGCTGCTGACCAATTCCGGCCCGGTGTGCATCCGCGACAACGGCAACGGCGGCTATGCGGTGATCGTGGATGGTCCTAACGGCTACCTCTACAACATCGCCACGAACACCATGACGCTGATTGTAGATCCGGCGTTCTATGGCGCGGATCGCGTGGCATTCATTGATGGCTGGTGGATCTTCAACAAGCCCGGCACGCAGATTTTCTATACCAACGCGCCGACGCCATACACGACCACCTTTGCCGGAGCGTTCTTCGCGCTGAAGGACTCCAACAGCGACAACCTCATCACGCTGCATGAGCTAAATCGCGAGGTGTGGCTGATCGGCGAGCGCAGCTATGAGGTTTGGTATAACGCGGGGGGCGCGAACTTCGCGTTCTCGCGCGTGGCCGGCGTCTCGCCGAATGTGGGCTGCGCGGCGGTCAATTCGATCTGTCGCGTGGGCTCCGGCGCGCTGGTGTGGCTCGCGCGCAATGAGCAGGGCGAGAACTACGTGGTGCGCTCGGTGCAGTACGGAACGGAGGTGATCTCCACGCCTGCAATCAACAAGGCGATCGCCAGCTACCCGCTGGTGTCCGATGCCTATGCCATGTCCTATGAGGAAGATGGCCACGTGTTCTACGTGCTCACCTTTCCGACGGCCGACAAGACATGGGTGTTCGATGCGACCGTGCCAGCCGAGTATGCCTGGCATCAGCGCGCGTCCTACGACAACAACGGCACGCCGCACTGCTGGAAGGTTGGCACGCTGGTTAACTTCCAGAACATCCGCATCGGCGGGGATCGCGCTTCGCAGAATGGCTACCAGGTCTCGCGCCAGTTCTTCACCGAATACGACACGCCGCTGATTTCCAGCCGGCGCTGCCCACACATCTGGAGCCGGGAGGATCGAAAGCGCATCTTCGCCGCAGCGCTGCAGATTGAGTTCGCGCCCGGTGTCGGCGCAGCGACCGGCCAGGGCGTGAATCCGCAGGCCATGCTGCGCGTCAGCTACGACTATGGCGCCACCTTCGGAACGCAGTATTTCATGTCGGTAGGGCGGCAGGGCGAGTTCAAGAATCGCTGCATTCGCCGCAAGCTCTCTGTCGGTCGTGACATCGTGTTCGAGGTGACGTTCAGCGACCCGACGAACCGGGATGTCATTGGCGCCACGCTCACCGGCAGCCGCGAAGAGTCCGAGGCCGCATGAGCCAGCAGTTCAACAGTCTGCCGACGTACGAAATTCCGCTGATGCAGCAGGGACGCAACACGGCGACGTGGTTTCGATTTTGGGCGAACTTATTCCAGGGATTAGCGCCTGGTGGTGAATTTCCCGTCGTGGGCACCGGTTCGCCCTTTACCTATACAGCCCCGCAAGGCGGCTTTATCATTCTGACCGGCGGCGCAGTCTCCGCAGTCGAGTTCTCCCGCGATGGTGTGACGTTCTACAACTACGGCACCACGACGGGCGCGTTTCCGCTTTCTTCGTCTGATCGCATTCGGGTCACTTACACAGTGGTGCCCGTGATGACGTTCGTTCCGACATGAGGTTCATATGGGCTGGCTAGGAAAAGCGCTGAAGTCCGTCGCCAAGGTGGCGCTCCCGGCCGTCGGTACGTTGGTGGGCAGCCCCATTCTAGGCGCGGCGCTGGCCGGCGCTGGCAGTTCATTGCTGGGAAGCAAGGCACAGGCCAAGGGAGCCAAGAAAGCCTCCCAGATGAACATGGACATGTTCGGCACGCTGCAGCAACAGCAGCAGCCGTTCTTGCAGTCCGGCTATGGCGCGAATGCGAAATTGTCTCAACTGCTCGGCGTGGGAGGTGATCCAGGCGGTGCGGACTATGGCTCCCTGACGAAATCCTTCACGCCGGAGGACTATCTGGCGAACAAGGACCCCGGCTACGAATTCCAGCGCCAGCAGGGCGAGCAGGCACTGCGCAACGCCGCGGGCGCAGGCTCCGGTGCGATCGGTGGGGCGGCGCTGAAGGACTTGCTCAAGTACAACCAGGACTATGCCGGCACTGCCTATCAGAACGCGTTCAACCGCTACCAGACGCAGCAGGGGAACATTTTCAGCCGCCTGTCGGGTCTGCTGGGGGTCGGACAGAACGCCGCCAATACGAACGCACAGGTCGGCACAGCGCTGACCGGAAACGCTGGCAACTTCACCGCAGGCGCGGGAGCGGCGACCGGTGCGGGCATCGTGGGCGCGGGCAATTCGATCTCGGACGGTCTGGTGAATTCCTGGCTGATGAAGCAGTTCGGCACGCCGGGTGCTGCGGCGCCGAAGCCTGCGGCGGCCACATCCGGACAGGGATCATATGACTTGGCCGATCCCTTGATGGCTGGAGGCTAGCATGGCTGATCTTGTTGGCCTCAATGCCCGGCCGCCGGACTATCTCGGCAAGCTCTCGCAGCTGCTGAATATCAAGGGCCAGCAGACGGAATTGGCCGGCGCACAACAGTCGCAGCGTCAGCGCGCCGCGCTCGCCGCTTATGACTTCAATCAGCACGTCGGCGAGGACGGTACGCTCGATCTGAACGCGCTGTCGACCGATCCGACGCTGCGCGCTGCCGCGGGCGATCAGTACCTTGACGTGCTGACGCATGCAGCGGCGGCCAAGCAGCAGCAGCTGGAGGCAAAGTCGAAACTGTTCAGTCTGCGCGGCCAGCAGGTGGAAGGGCTCGGCCAGATGCTGTCTCCGCTGCTGCAGGATCCGGATGTCGTGAACGACACGGAGAAAGGGCGCCAGAAACTCAACCAGGCATGGATGCAGTACGGCCAGCTGCATGGCGATGAGGCGCTGCCGGTGCTGCAGACCTTCGCAGCTCCCTTGCGCAATGTGCCCAAGGGCAAACTCGCCAGCGCACTGCGGATGATCCAGCTGCAGGCTGCTGATGTGAACCAGCAGCGGGCGGCGATGATGCCGAATCTGGTGAACACCGGCCGTCAGCTGCAGAACGTCAATCCGAACGTCGCCGCCGATGTGCCGCAGTCGATGGGGCTGTCGATGCCGCCGACAGCGCAGGTTCTGACCGATGCCGCCGGCCGGTCATACATCGTCGACCCGGTTACGAATCAGCCGCGCCTGGTCGGGGGCGGCCGTGGCGCTGCGCCGAGCGCATCCCCATCCGCACCGGCCTTCCAGCAGCCGGACTATCAGGGGCAGCCAGCGGATATCGAATCAAACCAGGCCGAGGTGAAAGGCATTCGCGCCGTGGCCGACCGCGCGCCGACGAATCGCAACATCTATAAGCGCATTCTGGAATTGTCCGAGCAGACCAACACCGGCCCGCTGGTGAAGCTTGCGCAGAGTTTCGGCGCTGTCGGGCAGGTGGCGGGTGACAACTTCCAGGAGCTGGCCAAGTATTTGGAAAAAAACGCCATCGAGAACATGACCGCGATGGGCGGTCCGCCATCCGATGCGCGCCTTTCCGCTGCCGTGGCCGCCAATGGGTCGACCGGTTTCAACAAGAAAGCTCTGCAGGCCGTGACGCGGTTCAACTATGCCACCAACACCGGCATGGAGATGTACCGCAAGGGCATGGATCAGGCGGTTGGGCTCGAAAAGCCGAACTACCTGAAACTGCCGGCCTTCAAAGCGGCTTGGGCGCAGAATTTCGACATCGACGCGCTGCGGATGGAGAACGCCATTCGTGACGGCGATGACGACGCGCGCGCCGAGATCCTGCGCGGCATGAGCAAAGAGCGCGCCGCCGAACTGGCGCAGAAGATGCGCAACCTGGAGGCGCTCTCCAACACCGGAAAGTTGCCCTGATGCCCGGCGCGGCCGAAGCCTTCGAGGAATACGCCAAGCGCGCGCCGGCAGGGAAAGCCGCGCCCGCTCAGAGCGCCGCAGATGTGTTCGATGCGCGCGCGGCCGGGCAACTGCCGGATGAGACGCTGCCGGGCTACCGCGAGCCGCCGCCAACCATCGGTCAAGCGATGTACGACATTCAGGCCGATCGCGACCAGGGCGGCGGTGCCGAGATACTGGCGAATATGGCTACCGCGGGCGCTGCGGCACCAGTCGCAGGCCTGCGCGGCCTCTGGCACCTGCTGACACAGGACAGCACCACTGACATCCATGCGGCCATGGAAACGGCCGCGCAGAAGGTGAACCAGACGCAGGAGGCGCTGACCTACCGGCCGCGCGATCCATTGGAGGCGGCAGCGGCGCAAGCCGGCGGCGAGGTGATGGCCGCGCCGGGCCAGTTCGTCGGTCGCACCGCACAGGACATGGGCGCCCCACCGTGGCTCTCTGCCTCGTTGCAGGCTGGAACCGATGTATTCGGCCCTGCGGCACTGTTCAAGGGTCTGAAAGCGGGAGGCGCGAAGGTAGCCCCTCTTCTGGAACGCTCGCCCACAGAGCCCGTCATGGACCCGCAGAACATGGGCGCGGCGGCGGCTCACATCGACACCAGCCGGTTCTCCGCACCTCTGCAGCAGGCCGTGGAGATCGCCAAGCGCGAGGGTCCGCTGAATCGCGAGGTGCTGGAGCGCCATGCCGATGCCGATACGTTGCCGATCCCGATTCGACTGACGGAAGGGCAGGCGACGCTGAATCCGACGCTGATCTCGAATGAGACCAACCTGCGCGGCAAGAATCCGGAGCGGGCGAAGTTCTACCAGGAGCAGAACGAAGCCCTGCGCGACAACCTCGACGAAATCCGCGCACAGACCGGGCCCACCGTCGTGCACCGCGACCACGTGCAGAACGGACAGGCGCTGATCGATGCATACAAGGAAATGGATGCGCCGATCGTGGCGGACATCAATGCCAAGTATCAGGCCGTGCGAGATGCCGCTGGCGGTGAGTTCCCGATAGACACGCCGACGCTGCTGAACAACGTCAAGGCGGCGCTTAAAAAGGATCTGGCCACCAGCAATGCGCCGCCGGATGTGATGGCCGCGCTGGAGGAATCCGCCGCGGCCGGCAGCATGTCGCTGGAAGCCTTCGAGAACCTGCGCACTTCACTGGCGCGCATCCAGCGCTCGGCCTCAGATGGTCAGGTGCGGCATGCGGCTGGCGTGATCCGCCAGCAGATCGAAGAGCTGCCGATGCAGGAATCATCCGCGCAGCTGAAGAAAATTGCCGACGTGGCGCGGCAGGCTTCAAAAGCGCGCTTCGAACGACTGAAAGCGGACCCCGCCTATCGGGCAGCTGTCGAGGATGGGGTAGCCACTGGTGAACTATCGCCAGAGGCCGACGCATTCGTGCGCAAATACGTGATCAACGGCAAAGGCGCGAACCTGCAGCGCATGCGCGAGAACCTGGCCGCCAACGAGGAAGCCGGGCAGACCATCGCCGTCTCGGCGCTCAACTACCTGAAGGACAGTTCCGAAGGCAAAGCCAAGTCCGGAAATTTCTCGCAGGCTGGCTACAACTCAGCGCTGAATCATCTGTCGCCGCGGCTACAGTTCCTGATGCCCGAGACGGTGGCCGAGCAGGCGCAGCAGCTGGGACGCGTCGCAAACTATACTCAGTTCCAGCCGCGCGGGTCGTTTGTGAACAACTCGAACACGTTCGTCGCTGCAGCTGCAGAAGGCGCGAAATCGACGCTGGAGGGAATGGTGAACATGAAAATGGGCGGCGTGCCAGGGGGCACCTTCGTGCGCAAGAAACTGGAAGGCAAAGCCGAGGCGAAGGAATGGGAGCGGGCCACAGCCCCCGGCGCAGGCGTGCGTCTGAGTGATCTGCTGAAGGTCGGTAAGGACAAGGCCAAGAAGTGAGCACCGTCAACTCACCGCAGGCGAAGCAGCAGTTCTTCGACAGCAATGGCAATCCGGCTGTCAATTATCGCGTGTTCACCTATGTGGCGACCACCAGCACGAAGCTCGCGACCTATACCGACTTCGGTGGCCTGTCTGCGAATACAAATCCGATCGTTCTTGACTACAGGGGCGAGTGCAACCTGTGGATTCCGCCCAACGTCAAATACAAGTACGTTTTCGCATTGCCCGGCAGCGATGACCCGCCGACGAATCCTATCTGGACCGTCGACAACATGGTCAACAGCCAGCTGGTGACGCTTTATGGTGGCGTGGATACCGGAACGGCGAACGCCTATGTGCTGAACTTCACGGCGAATTTCACCGCCTACACAGATGGCATTGTCATCTACTGGATACCAGGCAACACGAACACGGCAGCGAGCACCGTCAATGTGAACGGTCTCGGCATCGTCAACATTCAGAACTATGACGGCTCATCGCTGACTGCGAATCAGATCGTCGCCAACTCTCCCACGGAGATGATCTACATCGGTGGCGCATTCGTGCTGCTGTCGAATCCCGCGACCGCCACCGCCTATAGCAGTTCCTTCACGCCGACATGGGGCGGATTTGGCGGCACGCCACCGACCGGGACCATGTACTTTCAGGTCGTCGGCACTGTCGTGACGCTCAACTGGGTATTGAGCGGAACGGGCGTGAGCAATGCCACTTCGCTGTCGATCCTGAACCTGCCAGTGGCCATACGCCCCCTGCATAGCAGTGGCGTGGTGGATGGCGCGACCATTCCTTGCATGTTGCTCGACAACAATATCGCGAAGATCGGCGGCGCACGCATCACGACCAGCGGAACGATCAATTTCGGACTCGGCGCAACACCTACGGAGTCCGGATTCACGAATCCTGGCAATAAGGGCCTGCTCAATGGCTGGTCGATCACCTACGGACTGAAATGAACCTCTCGCCGCTCCCCATTCAGAAGTTTTTCGACAGCAACGGTCGACCGCTGGTCGGTGGACTGCTGTTCACCTACGCGGCGGCAACTTCATCAAAGCAGACCACCTATGTCGACCAGGCTGGAAGCCAGCCGAATACGAATCCCATTGTGCTTGATTATCGCGGTGAGGCCAACGTATGGCTCGACATCACGAAGGTCTACAAATTTGTTTTGAGCCCCGCAGGGGACACGGATCCGCCGACGAAGCCTATCTGGTCGGTGGACAATATTGCAGCGCCTGTGTCGTTGGTGGATCTGACGCAGCAGATCATCGGGCAAATACTTTACCCGCAAACGCAAGCAGAGATCGATGCCAGTGTGACGCCGACTGACTATGCCGTCCCAAGCCATGACGCGGGCGGAACGATCATTGTTCGCCGTTACGGCGGCGCCACGGGGTCCGGCGACAACACCGCAGCGATGGATTCTGCTGAGGCTGTGGCGGCTCAACTCGGAGGCGGAGTAATTCTTCTAGATCGCCCTGGCATCTGGAAAATGAACTGGACGCTAATGACTAAGGGCGTCACGGTTCGCGGCGCCGGAGGACAGGGAGAGTACGACCTCTTTTGCATTCGACCTTTCAGCATTGCAAGCGCCCCGATAACCATCGGAGATGGCACCGGAAGCACGGCCGGCAGTGTCGATGTGCGCTACTGGTCGTTTGAAAACGTACATATCAGCGGAAGTGATGGCACCGCGAGCGGCGTCACACAATCAGCGCACAATTCACCGCAGTGCGTGCGAATCCGCGGCGGCGCTGGATTCGGTCAATTCTTCAATACCGTGCTTTACAACGGCCTTGTAACACTGAGCTTCGAGCCAAGCGCAACCAATCCGGTAACGCAGGTATTTTTCGGCGAAGGCTGCACGGCACGAAATGACATCACGGATAGCGCCAACGCTCGCACAATTAAGGGAACGCGCCTTGCTGATCCTGGCTACCTCACGGCTATTGGATTCAACCAGTGCAAGCTGAATGGTCCGGGCAGCAGAACTGCCGCGACGCTGGGATATCTTGCCGAGTTCGATGGAACTATTACCGGCATCACCGCATCGTTCACCGATGTCTATACCGATTTCCCTGCTGATTTCGTCAGCCCGACGACAGGATGTCATGGAATTCTGCTTAAAGGCGGAAGTGGATTGGTCGTCAAGAACCTTCAGCTTGACCCAGGTGCAACGGGGGTCCCTGTGATCGAGTGCGATGCCACAGCGGCGCCTACTCGATACATCGTTGGCAATCTGCGCCACGGCGGCCAGCTGATGAAGTTCCCGGCCTCCTATATCACTCTGCCAGCAGAAGCCGACACCTTTTCATATAAACCATTGATGCAGACCCCGTATGCAGTATTGCCGCTGACTTTCGGAACCACGGCAGATCCGTATGACGCGGGCAGTGCTTTGCCTTACTTCGATGAAGATGGCCCAAATGGGCCAATCACAATGAACCGGGCCGATTTGTCGGTAAAAACTGCAGGTAAAGGTTTGCGCGTTGCGGAAGGGTCTAATGCACGCCAAGGCTTGGCTGTATTGGTTGCGGGCAGCAAGGTAGTCGCCACCACGGTGGTAACGGCGAACAGCCGTATTTTCCTGACCAGCAATGTGGATGGCGGGACCCCTGGGTTTCTGCGCGTTTCTGCGCGGTCGGCGGGAACTTCATTCACGATCACCTCCAGTAATGCAGCGGATACCAGTTCCGTGGCGTGGGAAATATTCGAGCCAGCATGAGCAACGAATACCGCAACGGACTTCAGATCACGCCGCTGACCCTATGGGTCGCTGGCGGATTGGGTGCTGCGTTGTGGGGAATCCTCTTTGCCCAGAACATGCGCGGCCAGTCAAAGCAGGACGCCATGAATGACAACATCATCGCTGTGATGACCAGTCAGAAGTATGACCGGGCAGAACTGGATAACGTCAAGGGCGATGTTAAGCAGGTGCAGTCGGACGTTAGGGTTCTTTCTGATCGACTGGGAAGGGTTGAGGCGCGCAAATGAGACGCGAGCCGGAGCCTTTGGAGCAGATTGACTACGGCGCGAATTACAAGGCCCGTGGTAGCGCGGCCTCGCACTCGGAATCACATGCAGAAGGCGGCAATACCGCCATGTGCATCATCGCGCTGATAATTTCGGTGGTGATGTTTACGGTTGTCTGCATGCAGTCCATGCAGCATGACAAGGACAAGGAAGAGCTACGCCGCGAGTTCGAGCAGGGCATTGCCGCTGTCGAGAAAAGAATGATGGACCGCACCGCCAGCACCGAGGCGCGGCTGATGGATCATTCCTATCTCGCAAAGCAAGAGGCGAGGGTTGCGCAAGACGATGTGCAGAAACTGAGAACCGATTTCGAGATCCACAAAAGAGGTAGCCAATGAGTCGTCCAATTATCATCGATCCACCGCCGCCCCCTCCCCCGCCGCCTGGTGATGGCTTGCGTGCGGCGCGACAGGCGCCGTATATCAGCGGGCCAATCAAGATTTACGTGCCGGATGACGCGACACCGGAGGAAGAGGGGCACGCAGTGACCAAGGCATTGAAGATGGTGCAGCACTTCTACGGTGAGTAATGGAAGCGGCTCTGGTAACCATCGTGGTGGCACTGATTGGATGGATTCTCTACCACTCCAGTCAGTGCGCCGATGTGCATGAGCGATTGGCGAAGCTGGAACAGTGGAAACGTGACTTGGAGAGTAAATGAACATCGGCAGCAACGGCATCGCGCTGATCAAACATTTCGAGCAGTGCCGGCTGGAGGCATATAAGCCGGTGCCGACGGATCCGCCAACGATAGGTTGGGGCCACACTGCTGGCGTCCGCGAGTACGACACCTGCACGCAGGCCGAGGCCGATGACTGGCTGGCGCACGATCTGGCCAATACCGTGTTCGCGGTCAATCTACTGGTCAAGGTGCCGGTGAGCCAGAACGCCTTTGATGCGCTGTGCTCGTTTGCTTTCAACGTCGGTCCTGACATCGATGCTGACGACAAGGCCGAAGGGCTGGGGGACTCCACGCTGCTGCGCAAGCTCAACGAGGGTTTTCTGATGTACGCCGCCGATGAATTCCTGAAATGGGACAAGTCCAAAGGCGTGAAGCTGGCCGGGCTGACGCGGCGACGCGAGGCCGAGCGGAGACTGTTTCTGACCCCTGACGCTGAGAAATTTCTACTCTAGGAGCACTCCATGGCTGACCCTACCAATTCCGCGCCGCTCGCCGCCCCATGGTGGCAAAGCGCCGTGCAAGTGAACGCCGTCATCGCTGCGGTCGCGCAGATCGCCTCCATCGTTCTGCGCATCGTGGCGCGCTATACTGACATCAGCGTGTCCGATGCGGATATTCAACTGCTGGTGGCCGACATCACGCAGGTGGCCGCGATAGGCTTCGGCATCGTCGCCATCGTGAAGCGGCAGCGCAGTGAGATTCAGCCTTTGACCTTGACTACCAAGGGCGCAGAGGCTAAGGCTAAGGAAATCGCCAGTCAGGTGGGCAACTTGAACCCGTGATAGAAGCCACCGCTATAGTTGTGATGCGCAACGCGGCCGGTTTTACCCGGCTCGCGTGCGAATCCACTTTGCTTGGCCTTTCGGCGATCTCGGCGCGTCTGAAGTTTTCGAGACTTCTTGGCGGCCATATCAGAGCTGGATTTTATCGATGGTCTTGCCATGCTCGTTCATGACATAGACTCGCTCGAAGTTTTGCAGATACCCGATGAAAAGGGTGCGGCCTTCTGGGAAGGTTTGGCCGTGATCCAGAAGGGAAAGCTGGATGACCCGCGTATCCATTGGCTCGGAACTGCCGACACGATTGCCGCCCTCAAGGCGGTTGTAGTCGGTATGGCGAATCTCGTAAGACTCTGCTTGAGTCACGAAATATTCTTCAGGGCTTGGCGCCGCTGCCAGATGGTCAGGAACGCGCAGAACTGCTTTGAAAATGAACATGTGTCTACTCCTTGGGTTCGATCTACTTTCAGTCACACGGTTCTCACCGTGCCCGCGTAATATAGCCCACCACTGCCGGAGGTTCCACCGTGAAACGCCTACTGATCGCATCCGCCCTGCTACTGCTGACGGCCTGCGCCACCTTCGGCCCGGCGCCCAAGACCTTCAACCAGCGCCTGGCTGTCGGCATTACCACCGTGACCGCCGCGCGTACCACCGCACTGACGCTGCTGACGGCCGGCAAGATCAACGCCGACGACGCCACCAACGTCAACAAGCAGGCCGACGTGGCGCGCGAAGGCCTCGAACTGGCGCGCACCATCCACGCGTCGCTGCCAGAGCAGGGAGACGCCAAACTGCTGGCGGTGCAGCTCGGCATCGATGGCCTGAAAAGTTACCTCTGTTCCCGTGACAAGTCGCAGCCCCTCTGCGTAGGTGCCCCATGAACAACATCCTCGTTGCCCTCACCCTGCTGGATCAGTTCCTGGCGCGCGCACAGGGCATTGGAGCGCTACTGCAGAAGGCCCAGTCCGAAGGTCGCGACCTGACTGAAAGCGAGCTGGATGGCCTCCTGCAAGCCGATGCGGCGGCACGGGACGCGCTGGCTGCGGCTATTGCACGGGTGCGGCCATGAAGGCGCTGGCGGGCCTCCTGCTGGCGCTGGTGGCCACGGCGGTACAGGCCGCCCCCTCCATGTCCTTCAGCGTCGCCACCGGCAATACCCCGACCCTGACGTGGGACTGCGGGGCCGGCGCCACCGGCGCCACGGCCTCGGGATCATGGACTGGCAACAAGGCGGTCAGTGGATCGCAGGTGGCGGCAGCGATCACCGATACGGCCAATTACTCGCTGGCCTGCAACTTCGCCGGCAAAAGCTCCATCGCGCTGAATTGGAGCCTGGTCACGAAGAACACGGATGGCTCGACCATCACCGACTTGGCGGGCTACAAGATCTACCGCGGCACATCGGCGGGTAATCTGACTCTGTTGACGACGGTGGCATCGCCCAGCACGCTGACGTACACGGATGCAGGCCTTGCGCCGGGCACGTACTTCTACGGCATCACGGCCTACACCACGGCAGGCGTGGAGTCTCAGCAGGCGATCCTGGGTAGCAGCGTTGCATCGGGCACCTCGACGCTGACGGCATCGGTGAAGATCACGGTGCCGGCGGCGCCGACGGGCGGGACGGTAAACTGACGCCTCGATCCTCATAAGCTGGGCCAAGCATCGCAGCGTATTGATCCATGGTGGTACGGGGAGGCAGGCGACCTCCCCACCAGTCAAGAATGCAGTCCCATAGCGTACGTCTCGGCTCTGGCTCATCGTAGCCGAGACTGCAGTTCCACTGGTTTTCGCTGCGTGAAACTTCCTTGCCATCGCGGCCATAGGTGATCGAATACCCGCCGAGATAGAGCCGGCCATTTTCGACCTTTCGCGTCTGCACGATCTCGACATAGCCGTAGAGAATGTTGAGCATGATTGGTGTGTCGTCGTTCATGTTCCCTCCCCATCAGAGCGAAGCTTGCGGACAAACTCTTTGCGAGTACGCTTAAGTCCCATGGCGGCAATTTCCTTTGGGCTTAGGATGTTGTTCCCGGCTGGGTTATGAATCCAATCTAAGTGCCACCGCATATGGCGGATGCGCGCGCGCAGGTTGCGGATCGTTTCCTGATCTTTGTTCATGGCGTTTCTGATTCAGCGGGGCGCTCACGTTCCAGTAGGAACAGATACAAGGGTGCTTCATGGCCGCAGATTCCCGGCCTAATCGCCGTAGAGATTACGGACCATCCATTCTTCAAATGCTCGTCGAGTGTTCCATGCCTGGAATCAGGGTAGTCCGGGCCTTCCAATTGACCGCCATAGCGTATTTCAGTCAGACGCAAGGATGCGTATTGCTTCATAGCTTCTCCCTTGGAGTATTCTGTAAGCACAGCTCCTGCAATTCTTGACGCGCGCGCTTCCGCCAGTCGCCTTCGCTGCATGAAGGCGACTCGCCCCAAGTGATGTGACCATTGAGCAGCGAACATTTGTAATAGCTTTCTTCGGGATCGTTCTGAACTTCCCAGCGCGGAATTGGTTTCCCAATGTTGTTCGTGGGAGTGTCCCCATTGAACGGGCAGTGAGCGCAGCCGAAACCGGGTCCGTACGATGAGTGCTCATCACGAACCACGTAATCGAGGGCGGGCGTAGTCCTATCCATGTTCACTCTCCCTGGGCGTAGGCGGAACCCTTCCTTTCAGCACGACAGAATCCCAGCTCAAGTCTTGCATGTAACTGAAAATGGCAATGCAAAGGAAGATGGGACCCATCGCAGGCGTGAAAAGGATAATGACAGCATCGCGAAGCGTGATCGGATAGCCATCCCACCAATGCTTTGCAGCAAGGGGAATCGCAGGCACGACTCCGAGCAGCGCCCAAAGAATGACGTACATCATTTCTGCTCTCCGCCGTCTGCAGCCGATAGTGCGGCATCCACGTAAGTTCTCACGCGTTCGGCGGCATCGCTTGTAAGTGTGCTGTATTTCATTAGCGCATCCGTCCACGCCTTGTATCGCGCCGCACCCGTCCTCGATACTTCAAGGTGAGCCTTCAGGGCTTCAATCTCGCCACGCGATGACTGGCATCCATACCAGAACGGGTGCCAAGCCTTGCGCACCTCAAGCACACAGCTGTTGTCCTGCATGCTGGTCTCGTAGAGATAGGTTGCGAACTCGCGGCGGGTAGCGTCAGGCGCATCCTTCCAGCCGGCAGTGCCTTCCATCATCTCCAGCAGATCGTAGTGCACGCTCATGGCTTCTCGCCTGCGGTAGGCGCGAGCTTCGGGCATTGAAGATTCCCATGTTCTTCTCCGCAGATGAAACACTTGCCATCGAAGGCGAGCTGCGGAAACGTCGGTATTGGCGCTCTTGGGCGTAGTGGGTCAAAGATATCAGCCACCCTCTGCTCCAGGTTTGCGAGGCGCAATTCCAGCGCGTGGACCTTCTCTGCCATTCCAGGATCAAGTGTGGTCACGGCTGCCCCGCGTCGGTAGTGAGGGATTCCCTGTACGTCTTCAAGCTCTGCGCCTCCGCGAACCACTGGCCATTGATGACACCACCCACCGGGTCCAGCCATCCCGCGCGCTTGATAGCCGCGATCTCATCCTTTTCGGTAACGACCACGTAGCGAGCCTTGGGGTCTTTCGGCGGGTCGGGGATGCGATAGCTGGCCTTGGTGATGCCGTTCGACAGCGAGTCGCCCCCAAGCTTTCGCAGGCGCTTGCTGACCGATACCGGCAGGGACACTTGCGAACGCTCCACGGGCTCGGTGTGCAGCTTGGGGCGGCCTCGGCCGCGCTTGGCGGTCATTTGCCGATACTCGCTAGCATGGCGCTACCCTTAAAGCCGGCCTCATCAGCCAGCTTCTGCGCCGGACTGTCGGGCTGCAGACTGGTGGCGAGTTGAGATAGCGCGTTAACGGCATCTGTCAGGGCACGTACCAGATCGTCAGTAACACGCAGGAGACCTACTCGGTCTCGCAGAATCTGCTGCATCCTATAGTACTCACGCGGGTTTGCCACAATCTCCGTGATCGGCTGCGATGTACGGGCGCGAATAGCCTCGATGTCCACTGGCTCTATGGAGGACGCGCTCATGCCCATTCCCTCACATCGCCCGGCTCCGGAAAGTCGTCAGTCTCGCGCTCGCCGCCCTCGTGGTACTCGCCGTCAACACGGGAGTAGGTGTAGCCGTCCGTGCGGGCTGCGGCATCGAACCCGCTGCGGAATGCCTGTGCCGGAGGGTTATTCCATTCGTCACCATACGGATTACTGGGGAACTCCAGCGGAGAATTCTCCTGATCCGCAAATACTTCGCGCCATGCGCGGCGACCAGCTTCAAAGGCAGCGACCTTAGCGCTGCCTGACTCGGTGAGGACGATGGGCGACAGTTTCATTTGAGGCTCCTAGCGCCGGTAAATCCGGCATAGGAATATCCTACACATTTATTCAGGCTGTGCAAGGAATATTTGTGTAGATAAATAGTGCAGTGCGTCATGGCTGAATCTCATCCGCTGGCATCCACTCTGACTGACGTTTCCCTTCATCCCACCAGGACACAAAGTAGTCGCAGTGAGTGCCATCAAATCGCAGCAGGCGAACGACGCCAGGGCGTTCCAAGGCTGTAATCCGCACCTTCTGACCTACTGCGAACGCGAAAGGTACGGTCGATTCACTCATGTTTCTCGCTTCCAGGTTGGGAGAGGCGTCTGAATTCATCGAGCCGCGCTACATACTCGCAATCGTTCTCAGGCGACCAGAAGCCGTGTCCGCTCGCTTCCTCATAAAGTTGGCGCATCTGGCGCAGCGTGGCATCCATTGCTGCCGGCGTGACCGCAGGACGGAACGTATTTCCTGGGGCCAGTAGGCCATGGTCGTAGCGCAGTGCCATGCTGATCAGAAGGCCCTGCGATGGCTCCTTCGGCAGCTTGCCAGCATTGGCCTCCAACTCAGTCACACGCGCCTCTAATGCGGCTATACGCTCAGGTGCACCTGCAATGTAGTGGGCAATCTCATCGCGCGTGCCTCGCGGCGGGGAAGTGTAGGTGCTGTTCAGACTCGCCTTGCCAGTCACCTGGGCGATTGCAAGGCAGTCTCCATCCTCGGGATCGCGGCCGATGACATCACTGCCGCGCACTTCCCACTTGCGTTGCAGCCACCAATACGTCGGGAACAGCGGGTCTTTCACTTTTCGCTTCCTTGGAGGGGGAGTGCGCGAGTGCGGTCGTATCGCGCCCAATAGCGCACGGTCAGGACGCGGGCAATATCCATCACTTCCTCTAGACCGATCTTGTCGGCGTTCTTCGACGGCTTGGCTTGCCGCTTTACATGGATGCCGACAGAGCCATCAGGCCGCAGGCGCATGAACAGGACGCCGCTGGTGGGCGGTATGCACTCCTCCAGGCCGTCTTTCCAGATCGCCTCTGGCAGCGCGTAGTAGTGCTTCCAGATCTTCCGTGGATGGCTGCGACGCTCGACCTTGCGTAAGGCAGGCGGTATCCAGTGGCCGGCGTCAGTGTAGGCGCTGGTGTCGATCCACTTGTCTTTGCCGGCATCGGCTTTCAAGTCGGCGCGACTTATCTTTACTTCTACGTCCACCAGTCGCAGATCGTTGCGCACCACCAGCAGATCGCATTCGTCTCCGGTCCACTTGCAGTTCGGCACCATCACCAACGCGCGACGGTCGAACACCATCACGGCGAGCGCGCGGGCAATGGCTTCCTCGGTCCACATCAAGTCAACCGCCTCCGCTAGACGGCTGCTTGCGAATCAAGACAGGCTCCTCGGATTCCTCGTAACGATGGAAGCCGAGGAAATCCCCCTCAAATGCGTCCACGTACGGATTCATCCAATCAATGAACTTTTCGATCTCGCCGCAGTAGTTCTTCAGGTTGCAGCGAACGCACAGATAGTACGAATTGCCGATGTCATCGAAACGCAGAGTGCTGTGCGTATCGGCGGCGAAATAGTAGCTATCGGAACGAAGCATTGAGCCCCACCGGCTGGCCTCAAAGAGCGGGTGATTCGGCAGGGCTCCAGGCTCCGGCCCTCCAAGCATGTGCTGCAGCACAGCTATGACGTTCTCCGGCGTGTCCTCGCGGAGTTCGACGTTGTAGTGCAGTTCGGTATACATGCCCATTGCTATTCCCTCTCACTAAGGGCAGCACGCCCCTTTTCAGTAATGCCATGCGGCGCAGGTGTGCAGAGTCCCAGCATCACCATGCGACGAAACATCTGTCTCTGCGCAGATCGGGCGCGACATCCTGTACTCCATGCCGTCCAGCCGTGGTCACGAATCCGCGTCAATCCAGCGCGCTGCGCCTTTGTCAGTTTCACGTACTCTCCCTCCTGCTCGACGGGCGGCGAACCCGCGCGACTGCATTAATAGCCCGTGCATAGTTCCTGGCCGCCTCCATCAGCGCCTTGCGATGGACGCGGGTGTCCCACAAAGAGCGATTCTGCAGGGACCAGTTCTCAGCCTCACGGATCAGATCGACAGCGGCTTCCTCCGCACGATTGATAGCCGTCTCGATGCGCTCGCCTTTCGTCATGATGGTCATGCGTCACTCCCGCGCCCGTTCAGGGATAGGCCGAACTTGGCAGCAACCTTCGGCTTCCATTCGTCGTTCTGCATGTTGATGGTGTCGGCCACGGACTCCCACGAGCGCGGCTCAGGCGGGCTGTAGTAGGTGGTGCAGTCGCATGCCGGATGGAAGAACAGTTGGTCACCTTGCCGGCTGTAGAAGATCGTGGAGCCGCACAAGCTGCACTCACGCAAGTCCACATGCACCAGATTCGCTGCGATCATTGCGTCGCGGACTTGATCGCCAGTGACGTTATCCATGCTTCGTGTCCTTCGTTGGGGATGTCGTTTCGACGGCCCCGCCGCAGTGCGGGCAGAAGTCGTACAGCTCCATGCCCGAATCCAAGTAGAACTCGTGCCCGCAGCCCGTGAGGTACAGGCTCGGATTGTCATGGTCATGCTCATATTCGCAGGCATGCACCGCCGCTGGTTCGTGCGGTTGCTCGCGTAGCAGCTTCACGCAGGCCAGCAGTTCATCGGCAAAGCTGGGATTCATGCCGCGCCACTCAGGCCAACCCCATCCCATGTTCTGCACGTCCTTGCGTTCGGCCCACAGTTCAAGGATGCACAGCGCTTCGCCGCGACTCTTCGGAAGTCGCCCTTTCTCTTCTGTAGGCGGCAAAGTACCGCTCATGACAGCACCAGATTCAGCCACTGCCGGACGCGGCGGACCTCTTCAATCGTCCACACTGCCTGCGGCTTGAAGTCGTTGTTGCTCGACCGGAACCAGCGACCGTCCGTCAGTTCGACATGGATACCCTGCGGCTTGATCTTGGCGGCTTCACGCATCGCCTCCGCATCAACCGTATTTGCAGGACGGGATTCGGTGGTCATTTCAGCACCTTCTCAATCTCTGCCCTGGCGAATTCCAGGTTGTGAGCGATGGTCGAATCCGTAGTGCGTGGGAGTCCGTGAATGCGGGCATGCGCCTGCGCCATCGTGTTGTATGCCAGCCGCAGAGCCTCTTCCCTGGCGGTCAGGGCGCTGCGCAGGGCACGGAGAACGACTGCTGCATGGTTGGCATCGTCAGACGCTACAACGTACTGCTCGCAGTCGGATGCGATCCGATCCACCGCTGCTTCGGTTATATCGACGGGGGAAAGCGTCATGGCGCGACCCCCTGATTGCCGTCAATGCGGCCCTGAATTCCAGCAGGTTCCACGATGTGGGACATTCCGCCGCCACCGTCCACTTCCTCTATTACATCCACCCAATAAGCATCCTTGCCGCGGGTGCCTACTTCCACGGCCACGATGAATCGACCGTTCTCCTTTCGGAGCCAGATCGCCGGATACGTCATCTGCTCAGTCACAGTTTTTCTCCACAGATCGGGCAGTAGCTCGCCAGTAGGCGCGGCAGAGGCTTTCGATTTCGCGAGTCCAGCTTCACCGTAGGAACCTCCAACGCGTACCCTGGCTCGCCAGTTATGCGATTGATGGTCTCGACTACGGACAGACAGGCGTTTCTCTCCGCAAGGGCCTTGTCTGCCTTGATCCAGCAGTCATGCTTGCTGCGCCTCTTCGTCACCCGCGAAGCACTCACGGCACCACCGTTTCTGGCAGTTCATAGACCTCGCGAATTGCGATGTTCGTCCAACCTTCCTTCTTGGCGTACGCCTCAGCCTTGGCAATCGCTTGCTTTGGCCCATTGGCGACAACAAGCAGGTTGTCGATCAGCGAGAACGTCGGAATGTTCTTCTTGTCGAATACCTTTACCTTGTAAGCCTTCATGCCGCCCTCCGATCCTTCGACATCTGCTCGTAAGCCTTGGACACGACGCCGACCGTGCGAGCGCCTACGCGGCCCTCTGCGGCCTTGCGTGACAGCTTGCCGCTGGTGGTCTGACCCACTCCGAACGCACGGCCCCAGCCACCGGGAGGCGTGTCTCCGCTCGCGCGCATCCGGCAGTAGCGTTTGTATTCTGATTTCTTCATGTAGGTGCCCTTGAGTTATCGGAAGACTATCGACTGATGAGCTTCATCATGCGGAGGGTCATATCGCCCTCCGACTGCTCCGGCAGGGTCTCGACTTCAGGCGGTCCCACGGTCACAGCGCCATCGGCAGCCGTGATAGTGGCAACGCACTTCTTGTCCTCGTAGTCGCCGCCGCAGTGAACCTTGACGTTCAGGGAGGGCGCGGCCTTCTGCACAATGCGCAGCGCCTCGGCAATGTCCTCGACCTCGAAATCGCGCTCGTAGCAGTTGCCTGTGACGTTCATGCGCGGGGCCATCCATTCGTCGATGCCGCACAGTGAGCCAGGAGGGCTAAAGGCCAGCGCGTGATAGGGCTGCTCGCCTGCCGCCCTGTAATCGCTCAGGCATGCCTTCCGCGCCGCTGCAACCTGGGCCGGGTCAATCGTGCCGTCGATATTCACTGCTCTCCAATTCCCCATGTCTCTCTCCCTTGTTCCTATCAGGTAGCTTTGTATGCGCCAGTCAGCGGGTGGCTGAAGCGCGCTACGTTCTAGACCATTGATTCATAATTTGGTACTTATGAATGCGCGGACCCATAGCGATGGCTCCTTGTTCTCCATGGACTTTGATTCTCCAGTCCATGGTCGCAAGCTTGATGCCAAGCCTATCCGCCCAATCGCACGTAGATAGTCGAAGGCCGTCGTAGGTGATGAATCTCGTCACCCGTCTATTGCGGCACTGCTCAAATCTGGTTGACCACCGACAATTCCCAGGCTCGTAGTTGCCATCATTATTGATGCGATCAAGAGTTGTTCCGGGAGGTCTTGGCCCCATGTCACGGACAAAGGTATCGAAACTGCCTGCCCACTCCTTACATACGCAAATACCACGGCCGCCATAGTTGGCATACTGCTTTACACGGCTGTCAGTACACCGTCTCCGCATATCAACCCATACTCCGTATAGCGGATGCCGAGTGCGCCTGCTTTCGTACTTGCGCTCATAGGATCTTTGCCGTTCTCGCCATTTTCCATCTCTCAAGATCATTCTATTTACACCTGTAAGACCTACTCCAGGCTCGGAACCAGTTCAGCTCTTTCAGCATCCTCCGCATCGCAAACCGTCGGCGCCATTGCAGGATCAGCAGCATCAGGCGGGTGCGGCGGGTGGCCATCATGGCGTCACCGGCTTCGGTGCCAACACATCGCGAAACTTCTTTGCGAGGCGCTTCAGTTCACGCTTCCCGACGCTGGCCGAGTAATACTCCACTGTTGCGCTGTAGCCGGCGTGAGTTTCCAGCGCGCCTGCCACGGTCTCGATCTCATGCGCCTCAAGGTAGATAGCTCGCTTCATACATTTTTCCTCGCAAAGTCGCTCTCATTCGCCCGGTGGTTCAGTTCGCGCACGATCTCGGCAGGCTCGCGGCACGCTTCGCACAGGTAGCCGTCATGCACGCAGGCTTCGGGGTCGGCGTCGGTGTCGATCAGGGCGCGACAGCCTTGGCAGAGAACCATGCTCACTTCGCCTCCCTCGCCATCGCCGACAGCTTCAGCGACAGCGACAGCGACAGCGAAGTCCAGCGCGTGTGCTCATCCGCCGTCCGCGCGTCCTGCTCCTTCAGATTGCGCCAGTGCAGCGCAGTCCTGAGTGCCATCTCGGCCAGATCGCACAGCTCCTCGCGCGTCAGTTCGGGCTTGCGAATGGGGGCGCTGGGGAAGCGGGTGGTGGCTTCTATGGTGGCGAGCTGGGCGCGGTTCATGGCGAGGCCCATATTGAAGATATCGTCGCTGAGGTTGGGGGTGGTCATGCGGGTCTCCGTGTTCATGGGGCGTATCTAAGCACACGCAACTTTCCTGCGCAAGCACCTTGCAGAAATATTTTTGCGTTCGTATACTGCGTCACATGAAAGATTCCCAATTGCTCACTCAGGCGCTGGCTTCGTGTGATGAAAATCGCACGAAAATGGCTGAAAAACTAGGTGTTTCGCGGCAGGTTGTGCAGGGATGGCTCAAACGCAAATGCCTCCCAGCGTGGCGCCGTGATGCAGTTCGCAAGCTGGCCGGCAAGTCGTTATGACAATTAGCTATCACCCCGAAGTTGTACAGGGCAGTGATGACTGGCTCGCCCTTCGCCGCGGCCTCATTACCGCCAGTGAGATGTGCCTGCTGCTGACTCCCACGCTCAAAGTGGCGGCCAATGACAAGAGCCGCGCCCATATCTGGGAGCTGGCAGCGCAGCGCATCAGTCACTATACGGAGCCGACCTATATCGGCAGCGACATGCTGCGCGGACAGGAAGATGAAATTCTGGCCCGTGCGCTGTATGCCGAAAAGATCGCGCCCGTGAAAGAGTGCGGCTTCGTCACGAACGACGAATGGGGCTACAGCATTGGCTATTCGCCCGATGGACTGATTGGCGATGACGGCCTCATCGAGTGCAAGTCGCGCCGGCAGAAGTTCCAGATCCAGACCATCGCCGAATACCTGCCTGCAGGCCTGATCCCCGAGGAATACATCCTCCAGGCGCAGACGGGCCTGCTGGTGACGGGGCGCAAGTGGCTGGATTTCGTCAGCTACTGCGGCGGATTGCCCATGGCGGTGATTCGCGTGCTACCGGATCCGCTGATTCAGGCCGCCATCATCGCTGCGACCTCAAACGCTGAAAAGCAGATCGTGGCGAAGATGGCCGATTACATCGTGAACGCACGCGGCCTATTTCCAACCGAACGACGAATCGAAGAGGACATGCACCTATGAGTGAGTCGAAAGAACTGACCCTTCCGCAACGTGTCGCTGGACTGCTGAAGTCTGCAGAGCGCGAGGCCGTACTGAAAGAGATGGCGGCGAAGTCCGTCACCATCACGGCCATCACCAACCAGGCAGGCTATCAGCAGTGCCACTCTGCACGGATGGTGCTGAAGAATCAGCGCATCATCATCGAGAAGGATGGCAAGGCTGCGCGCGATGAGGCCAATCGCTTTCGCGAAGCTGTGATCTCTGAAGAAAAACGTCTCATTGGGCTGATTGATCCGGAGGAAACGCGCCTGAAGGGCATTCAGGATGCATGGGATGATGAGCAGAAGCGTATCAAGGAAGCCAAGGAGGAGGCCGAACGGCAGCGCATTGCGGCTATCCAGGCTCGCATTGCGCGAATCGCTAACTCACCCGTTGGTGTGACAGGCAAGGACGCAGCGCAGATCCAGGTGCAGCTGCAGGCGGTCGCGGGCATCATAATTGATGATGCCTTTGCAGAATTCCAGGCAGAAGCGGCGAAGGCGAAGGATGAGGCCGTCGCTACCCTGACGGGAATGCATGCCGAACGCGTGGCATTCGAAGAGGCTCAAGTACGGGCCGAAGCCGAGCGCCGGCAGCGGGAGGCTGAGGAAGCGGCAGAGCGAGAGCGGATTGCCGCGGAGCGGGCGGAGTTGGCGAAACTGCGGGCAGAGCAGGAGGCGCGCGAGAAACTTGAACGCGACCGCATTGCCGCTGAAGAAACGGCGGCGCGCCAGCGTATCGAGACCGAACAACGTGAAGCGCGGCGTCTCCAGCAAGAGGTGGACGACAAGGCGCGTAAAGAGCGCGATGCAGCTGCTGCGGAATTACGACGCCAGCAAGAGGCTTTTGCTGCGGAGCAGGAGGCCGCGCGACGCAAGGCAGAGCGGGAACGCACGGCAGCGCAGAACCTGAAGCGCGAAGAAATCATCAAGCTGGTCGCGGACCACTACAAGGTCAGCGCGGATGATGCGGTTTCTCTGTTGCGGGAGTTGTTCTCATGAGTGTCAACATGGCTGAATTCACAGCTCCAAAGACGGACCAGCTGAATGCGGATTCGCTCATTGGCGGGCCGATCACCGTGACGATTACTGGCGTGCGCGCAAATGAAGGTAGCGCCGAGCAGCCGATCTCCATCGGCTATGAAGGCGATGACGGCAAGCCGTATAAGCCCTGCAAGAGCATGAGGCGCGTGATGGTGCATGTGTGGGGCGCTGATGCCAAGGCCTATGTGGGCCGCAGCATGACGCTGTACTGCGATCCTGAAGTGCAGTTCGGTGGCTTGAAGGTCGGCGGTATCCGCATCTCGCATATGAGCCACATCGAGAAGGCCCAGGTGATGGCGCTCACCGCAACCAAGGCCAAGCGCAAGCCGTTCACAGTGCAGCCATTGGTCAGGGGAGCGGATATTCAGCCCACCATCGATATCGCTGCGATGCTCAAAGCGTATGAATCCGCCGCAACGCGTGACGAGCTGACCATTGCGGAGGCTAATCGTGCTGGGGTATGGGGAAAGTTGTCGGCCGCTCATAAGGCTGATCTCAAAGCGGCTAGCGATGCGGCAAAGAAGCGCCTCGAATCGGCGTCTGCTGCGGAGCCGACGCTGTGACGCTCACGGACGTGGAAATCTTATCTCTCCTCCATAGGCTTGATAAGGCCAGCAAGAACGACAACGGGTACCCGCCATTCGGCTTGGATCTGCACGGACCATACTCACGCTCGCAGCAGCTCATCGAAGTGGTGCGCGAATGGCTCAGGCAGGCGAGTGCGGAGGCGCAGCGATGACGCGGCAATACCGCCGCACCACGTTCTCTCGCATCGCTGAAGAGAGCAAGGCGAAAGCGCTGGAGATGATTGCGGCCGGCGCCTATCGCGTTGATATCGCCCGCGCGTGCAGCATCAGTCCGAATAGCGTGGATGGCCTGGCCAAGCGCGCAGGGTTGAAGCTCTCGAAAATGAAGCGAGGGCGGCGCACAACTTGGCGCTCGCTGCCGCCAAAAGCCAATCCGGTGGAGGGCGTGAACTGGCGCGCGATTGCTGCAAACTTGCGATGGGGTGGGGGCGGCTTTCATGGATGAGGCCGCACTGCTGAAGCGCCTCGGCATCACCGAAGGCCCGATCATCGCCTTCAATGTCAAAGGCGGCGTCAAGGAATTCCTGCGCGCGCAAATCAAGGCGCATGGAGAGATGAACATCTGCGCCAGTGAGGACGGGAAGGTGATTCGCTACGGGGAAATGTTCGAGCGGATCTATGGCGAGAGTTTGGAAGGGAAGAAGAAGCGTGCTAGTCGTAGAACTTGACTGGCCGCATCGGGACTTGTCACCCAATAGCCGCAAGCACTGGGCGAACAAGGCGAAGAAAGCGAAGCTCGCACGTCAGGCAGCGTTCCTGCTGACCAAGCAACGCCTGGCGCAGATTCATCTGACCATCGCACGCGAGAGCAAGCAGTTGCAGATCGGACTGGCGTTCTATCCCAAGGACAAGCGCCATTACGATCTCGACAATTTGATTGCGCGCATGAAGTCGAGCCTCGATGGCATCGCTGATGCGCTATGCGTGAATGATCGCAAATTCGGCTATGGCCAGATTACATTGGAAGCCGCGCAGAAGCCGGGGAAAGTCATCGTGACGGTGCAAGAGCGCAATAGCTCTATTGACGCAGGACTGAAGTAGGAATATACCTACGTTCGGCTCAGTGAACGGGCCGATTGACAGACTCACTCACCATAGTCCCCGTGCCTATTCACGGGGATTCCCTTTCTGCAAATAGGTGCAGTTTTGGAACAACAAGAACGAACACGCTCGACCCTCCGACTTCCGCCGCCTGTCATAACGTGGTGTGTCTGGCGCGTCGATACCAGTCGAGTCAAGAAAGGCCATCCCACATTTGAAGCCGCATTGAGCGAAGCCCGGCGCCTGGCCAATGAGAATCCTGGCAAGCGATTCCTCGTGATGCAGTCGGTGAAGACCGTGCGCAAGGTGATGGCGTGAGCGCCGCCGAGAAGTGGCCACCTGATGCCTATCACCTCGCGCAATTGCAAGCGCAGCACCAGCACCTGACGCTGATGCCGGAGCTGGAACGCAAGCTGTGGGAGCTGCTGTTTGTGCGCGAGCTGGTACACAGCGTGCAAGGCAACGAGAGCCACCCGGCGTTGTTGCAGCGGCAGGATGAGATCAGGCGGCTGCTGACGGCGTATGGGGTGACGCTGTGAGCCTGGGCCATCTGCTCTCCGAGCGGCCCGAAGCCCCGATCCTGATCGTCAGCGACAATGCCTATGAGGCCGCCGCCAAGACCCTTTCGGGCTATATCGTCATCAGCCCGAGTCAATGGAATGGGGATGGCCTGGGCGCGCTACGCGGTCGCAAGGTGGATTTCTGGCCTGATGCGAACAGCTTGCCCGCCGCCCATGCGATGGCGCAGGAGATCGTCGCGGACTGCCAAAAGGTGCGTATATTGCGGCCGATCGATGCGCCAAGTTCCACGTGGAACATTGCCGAGGCCATTGCCGCGGGGTGGACCGTGGCGCAGATCAGGGAATGGGCGAAGGATCGCCTCACCCCCATCAGCGCGCTGGTCCGCCAAGTGCCCGCCTCGCGCAAGGTCTCGGCGGTCATCAAGGCCGAGGACCGGACCAAAGAGCAGCTGTGGGAGCAATTGGATCTGGCGCGCAATGAGCGCGGGCCTTACGCCACCGAAGCCAATGCGCTGAAGATCATCACCGCGCATCCGGCCTATGCCGGGAAAATCTGGTACGACGAGTTTGCCAACCGCCTCATGCTGGAAACAGAGCAGGGCGATGAGTCGTTAGATGAAATCCGCATGATCCAGATGCAGGTCTGGATGCAGCAGGCGCTGTGGCTGCCGAAGATGCCGCTGGTGGCGATTGAGCGGGCCTGCCGGATTGCGGGAGCGGCGAATCCCGTTCATCCGGTCCGGGAATGGCTTCAGGGCCTTGTATGGGACCAAACCGAGCGCCTGAGCACCTTCATGGCGGATGGCTTCGGCGCCGCCCAGAACGACTATACGGCGGCTGTGGGGCGGTGCTGGATTACGGCCATGGTGGCGCGCGTGATGCATCCGGGCTGTCAGGCAGACAACATGCCGGTTTTCGAGGGGGCGCAGGGCATCCACAAGTCCACGGCGATGCGGATATTGGGCGGACCGTGGTTCACGGAGTCGAGCGAGGATCCGCTGAATGGCCGCAAGGATTTCCTGCTCGCGCTGCAGGGCAAGTGGCTGGTGGAGATTCCCGAGATGCACGCCATCGCCAGCCGCTTCAGCGGCATCGAGAAGATCAAGGCCATCATCAGCATCCGGGTGGATAGCTACCGCGTGCCCTACGGCCGCAATACCGAGGATTACCCGCGGCAGTGTGTGTTCGTCGGCACCACCAACGCCGATGAATGGAACGCGGACCCCACCGGAGGACGGCGCTTCTGGCCCATCCGCTGCGGTGCAATCAACACCGAATACCTGACCCGCGAGCGCGAACAGTTGTTCGCCGAAGCTCTCGCCCGTTACCAGCGCGGCGAATCCTGGTGGGATGTGCCCGTCACCGACGCCGCCAAGGAGCAGGAGAATCGCCGCCAAAGCGATGCGTGGGAAGAGGTGATCGAACGCTACGTCACCCACTACCCAGACCGCCACGACATGAGCGTCGGATTGCGCTGGCATCCGCGCACACAGGATCTGGAAAAACTGACCCTTCCGGAGCTACTGGGAGAGGCTTTAGGACTGCCAGAAGGACGTTGGGACAGAGCTTCGCAAATGCGCGTCAGTTCTTGCCTGACAGCTCTCGGATGGCGTCGCGCACGGGTTACTACTGACACAGGCAGGAAATGGGCGTATGTCAAATATCCAAAACTGTTCGATTAGGTTGGGACAGGTTGAGACTGGTATGGACGCAATGGGGCGAAGTGTCCCAACGTCCCAACGTCCCAACGGGGGTCTAAAACTCTGGCCCTGCGCGCGGGCGTGCGCATGGCAGACATCTATTATGGATAGGACAGGTTGGGACACTTTAGGACCGATGCTATGAAACAAGGCATTTGCGATGCGTCCCAACCTTGCACCCCGTTGGGACAGGTGCCAGATGAGATTGCAGAGGCCGCACGAGCGTTGCGTACCGCATTCGGCCCCTCGGTGCGCCTCCTCCGCGTCACCGGCTCAGTGGACTTAGGCAACCCCGCCTGGGACTGGTACTGCAGGGAGGTGGATGGTGAGAACGACAACAAACCGGGAGAGCGAAATGACGACTGACGACTTCGACGAGCAGCACATCCGCGAGCGCGGCGAGACCGACCCGCGGGCATCTCGCTTGGTGCTGGTGGGACTGTTGGTGTTTTGGGCGCTGGTGGCGTGGGTGTTGAGCGGCTGCCAGACCATCCGCGAGCACCCTCGCCTAGCGGCAGGTGCTGCGGCCGTGGTGGTCACCAGCATCGCGCTGTCGACCAACCACCGCGACTACCAGCCGGCGCCGGACATCAGGCTGCCCATACCACCGACACGGGAGCTGGCGCGGTGACGTAGCGACTGCCATTGCATCCACTGCCGGCTCCGACTACTCTCGCGCCATGACACGATCCGATCGGACCATGGCCGTCACGGTGCGCGCATGAGCTGGCGCCGCTTTGGCGTGCTGGTCGTTCAGGGGTTGGTCGCATGGTTGCTGTGGGTGCTACTTAGCCCAGTGAAGCCTGGGATCGGGGAGGGTTAATGGCCACATTCCAGGTTACCGATGAGTTCGCCAATTTCGTCGGGCAGAAGCGCGACAATCTCGCCACTGACACGATCAAGGCCGCGCTGACCAATACGGCGCCCACCAAGGCCGGCACACAAATCCTCGCCGACATCACGCAGATCGCCAGCACCGGCGGCTATGCCGTCATCACGCTGTCTGGCGTCTCATGGGTGGAGACGGGCGCCGGCACGGGTATCTGGCAGTTCAGTTCCAGCGCGTTCGCATGGACGGCATCCGGCGCAGACTTTGCCACCGCGCGCTATGTCGTGATCTACGACGACACCTCGACGAACAAGGACGTGATCGGCTTCGTCGACTACGGCACGACTTTCGTGGTCACCAATGGCTCGACGTTCACCGTGACGCCGGGCGGCAGCGGCATTTTCCGCATGACGGTTTCCTGAGGTAACGCACCATGGCATCCAATGGATTTTGGGAAAACCGGCTGCTCATCGGCACCGCAGGCTCGGCGCTGGCCAACAGCACGACCGAGACCAGCATCATGCCGTCCTCACAGCTCACGCTGTACACGCCGGCCGGGTTCTTCAGTCGCACTCAGGTGGCATTGCGATTCCGCCTCAGTGGTCTGATCAGCAACATCGTCACGACACCGGGCACGTTGACGCTGAAGCTGTACCTCGACAGCGTGGCCATGTTCAGTACTGGCGCGATGGCGCTCAACGCGACAGCGAAAACAGCCGTCACGTGGTGCCTCGATGGCGAACTGATCTGCCAGGCCATCGGCGGCGGAACGGCGACGCAGTTGATGCCCAATGGGTGCGGGTTCCAATCCGAATCCTACGTGGGCTCTGCAGCGGCCACGGCAGGCGGAAGCGGACGTATCCTGCTTCCCTACAATACCTCGCAGGCGCTCGGCAGCGGCTTCGACAATGGCCCTTCGCATCTCTTCGACGTGAAGGCAACATGGTCGATCGCCAATGCGGGCAACAGCATCCAGCTGCTGGCTGGATCCGTAGACTTGCCGGTTTGATATGCCAATCAGGCGCTCATCGGGCGCCAATATATGGGCACCCTCGACGGCGGCCGTCAGCTACTCGACCAATTTTTCCGCCAACGAGAATCCGATCAGCGAGGGCGGCAACTGGACGCGCCCCGGATCTTCGGTATTCACCAATGACATGTTCACGACAGGCGGTCGCGCATTCGGCGCGGCGGCTGCGAGCGGGACGAATGATGCCGTGGCCTGCTTGGTCGGTGCGTATCTGCCGAATCAGGATATCACGGGCGTTTTCTACTCCAATGGCGGCGCCATTGGTGCGACCGAGGTGGAGCTGCATTCCAACGTAGCGTTCACTTCGACGACCATTCGGCTCTACGAAACCGACGTCATCAATGGCCAGTCGGTGAATCTGGTCAAGTGGAAGGGCGCGCAGTCGGACATCTTCATCTTCAGTTTCGAGGCGGGGACCACTGGCGTCGCCGTGACCGGATCGTTCCTCAACGGCGATGAGATCCGCATGCTGGTGACCGGCCTTGCCGCCAGCCGCCTGATCCAGGTCTACCATCGACGTCCCGGCGTATTCGCCAGCACACTGATCGCGCAGACGCATGACACCGCGGCTATCAGCGGCGATGCGCCATTGATCACGGGAACGCCTGGCATGGGCGGCGATAACGGTGGAGCGAACTTCCAGAACATCGGCTGGGATAGTTACTCCGTCATCACCACGCCGCTGGCCTGACGCATGTTCATCACCTTCATCAAGGAATGGGCTCAGTTCCGCGCCGCAAGCCCAGCGAGTAGCGCATCCACCACGCCGGGGGCTGCGGGCAATGTGCTGGTCATCTACGGCCAGAACGAATCCGCAGGCGTCATCACGCCAAGCGCTGCGGCGGGTACACAGGTCAATCCGCCCGCATTGGTGCTGGATGGTGTGGGTGACTCGCACGCGATCAGCGTCAATCTGTCCCTCACTGCCGGCGCGCAGGTCGCAACGCTCACGGGAGCCAGCGGCGCGCAGACAATGGAAGGCGAGGGGGTTGAATATAGCGGCGTAGGCAACCGATCTAACGGCGCTTCGGTCACGCGAACCAATCCCGGCAACGGTGCTGGGGCGATTGCAGGCCCTGCGGTCACGGTAGCAATCGGCGATGTGCTGGTCGTCAACGTTAAGTGCGTGACGGCGATCACCTCGAATCCGATCCTATGCGTCGGCGGCACAATCCGCGGACACAGCGAGAACAACAGCCCGTTTGTGACCTATGTCACGGCTGAATATGCCGGCACGGGCGGCTCGATTACGCCCACGTTCACTGACGGCACCAATGGCAGTTCCCAGACCTACGAAGTATCGCAGGTCGTCCTGAATGCATCGGGTGGTGGTGGAAGTAATTTCTACCCGACCGACATCGATGAGCGCCCACGTCCAGGCCGCGGTCCCTACAGCTTGGGGTTGTACTTCCGCCCATCGATCGATGCGACATGGGCGCGCAATTCAGGTCTCGCGATCGACTCACCAGGCGCGATCACGCTTGCCGGCCAGGCACTCAGCCTCGGCATGGGCATCCCACTGGTGGGTGGTGCGGTGTCTATTGCCGGTCAGGCGTTCAGCTTCTCGCAGAACCTGCCAGTCGCCAATGGCAACGTAACGCTCGCCGGTCAGTCGATCGCCTTCAATCGCAATCTGCCGCTGAGCAATGGTGCGATCACCATCAACGGCCAGAGCATGACGCTGATCAATGGCGGCTCGCTGGTGATTGATACAGCGGGTGCCATTGGGCTTGCGGGGCAGTCCGTATCGCTGTCGCTGAGTGGCCCGATCGCGATGACGATCAACGTGCCCGGCGCGATCACCATCACGGGCCAGAATGTCGCATTGAGCAATGGCGACACTGAGGGGCTGATTCAGGTGCCGCTGTTCGTCGGCATGTTTTTGACGGATGCCGCGCAGCAGGCATCTGACTTGGGCTTCACGAACATCCGCGCCTATCAGCAGATCAGCACGCGGTTCCAAGGCATCGTGATCGCACAGAATCAGACTTACGGAAGCTTCGTATTGCCGGGGATTGATCTGGCGCTGGTGGTGGCCGAGGGCTCAGTCCCGTCCAATACCATCGATGAAAGGCTGATCCCGCCATGAGCAGGAGAGTTGCGGCGGATGTCACCTTCGAATACATTCGGCGCGTAGTCCGAATGGATCACGTTGGCGGAACGAAACCGCAGGGAGCCCGATGAGCGCGAATCGCCTATTCCTGATCTGCGAACACCACCAGCAGCCCGAGCATGCGCTGCTCATTGCGGATCGTCAGGCCAATGACGTGCCGTACCTGATGGCTGTCAGCACCGTCGCCAAGGCGCATCGCGCCGACGAATGGTTCACCAAGCACATGGCCTGCGGGCATGGGTGTGATCACTTCAAGCTCGCCTACGGCAACACCATGGACTGGGACGTGGCGCCCATTGATGCCGTCGGCTCTGGCGTGCGCCTCGCGCTGATCAATGGAGGCGAAGATGCTGCTCATTGAACACGCCGACTATGCGCCGAAGGAATACCACTACACCTGGCAGCGCAATCCCGATGAAGCGCTTGACACGGCAGAGCAGTACCTGCAGCGCCAAGGCTGCACGAAGGTTGTCCACTGCCTCTATGTGAGCTATGGCGTCATCGAGCACTGCGACGTGGTGAATCAGCGCGCGCGGGAGCCGAGGTATGACTAGCGGCGTCACCCTCTCCCTGTCGCAAGAGGAAGTCGTCAACGGCCGCATGCGCATGACGGGCGACCGGCTGCTGATCAAACCGCTGGAGTGGAACGAGCATGGAGACGTCAGCAAAATCATCGCTGTTGAGCGGCGCGGAAACGTTCTACGCGGGCGAGTTGTCGAAGCTGGTCCGGGACATCACCCGGTCAGTAAACGAACGAAAAGGTCGGATGGTCAGGCAGTGCGTGTTGACTATTCTCGCCGCTTCCGACCGACCGAAGTCCGCCCCGGAGACATCGTCGAACTCGGCGGCCTGAACCAGTTCGATGGCAAGGGCTACAACTTCCCGACCGTCATCTATAACGGCGAGCGGCATCTGATCGTCACGGAACGCGATGTGGCGCTGGTGCGGGATGATCTCAGTGTGGCGTCGTGAGCGACTACGTCGACAACGGCACACTCGATCCTCTCCCCGGACAGGAACTGCCATCCATCACGCTCGAAGAACTGCTCGGCAAGAAGCTCCCCAGCGCCGATGCGACGCTGCAGCACATGCTGGAGTTGAGCATCGACACAGATCTGGAGCCGCGAGACCGCATTGCCGCCGCGCGTGTCGCGATGGCCAAGATCATCCCCGACAAGAAAGCCGTCGATGTCGTGCACACGCATCAACTGGCGGACCTGACCGATGCTGAACTTGACCGCCGAATCGCTCAAATCCTTGCCAACCGAGAGCAAGGCGGAACTGCTGGATCTGCTGTCGGAACAGGCGCGCCGACAAGCGCGTCGAAGGCTCACTAGCTATGCGCCTTATGCCAAGCAGCGCGAGTTTCACGCCGCCGGGCTCACACACCGTGAGCGCATGCTCATGGCGGGAAACCAGCTCGGCAAGACATGGGCTGCAGCCTATGAAGTCGCCATGCACCTCACGGGCCTGTATCCCGAGTGGTGGGCGGGGTATCGATTCAACCGCGCTGTTCGCTGGCTCGCTGGTTCAGAGTCTGCTGAACTCACCCGCAAAGGCATCCAGCGCCTTATGCTCGGGCCACCTGAAGTTGAGGCCGAGTGGGGCACCGGAACAGTCCCGGCCGATCGTTTACTCGACTGGTCTCGACGTCAAGGTGTGGCTGATGCTGTTGCTTCCTTCACGGTTCGACACATTGACGGCGGCATAAGCTCCATGCAGCTCGCCACCTACGACCAGGGACGCACGAAATGGCAGGCCGATACCGTTGACGGCATCTGGTTCGACGAAGAGGCGCCAGAGGACATCTACTTCGAAGGCCTGACGCGCACGAACCGCGTGATGGGCCCGGTCATGATGACGATGACCCCGTTGATGGGCATCTCGAACGTGGTGAAGCGGTTCTATCTCGACAAGCCCGAGTCGACCAGCCTGACCATGATGACGATCGATGACGTGGATCACTACACGCCTGCCGAGCGCGCCGCGATCATCGCAAGCTACCCAGAGCACGAGCGCAACGCGCGCACCAAGGGTATCCCGCAGTTGGGGTCCGGTCGCGTGTTCCCGATCGATGAGGACGAACTGCGCTGCGATCCGTTCACCATCCCCGCGCACTGGGTGCAGATTTGCGGCATCGACTTCGGATGGGATCACCCGTCAGCCGGCGTGCGCATGGCATGGGATCGCGACAACGACACGCTGTACGTCATTTCCGCGTTCCGGCGCCGTGAGGCCACGCCGATTGTGTTTGCGGGCGCTGTGAAGCCGTGGGGCGGCTGGCTACCGTGGGCATGGCCCCATGATGGTCTGCAGCACGACAAGGGTTCAGGTGAGCAGCTGGCGGCGCAGTACCGCGCGCAGGGTCTGAACATGCTGCCGATGCGCGCCACCTTCGAGGATGGCAGTAACGGTGTCGAAGCGGGCATCCAGCACATGCTCGACCGCATGCAGACCGGCCGCTTCAAGGTGTTCAGCACGCTGACGCAGTGGTTCGAGGAGTTCAATCTCTACCATCGCAAGGATGGGCTGATCGTCAAGGAAGGCGACGATTTGCTCTCTGCGACGCGCTACGCCGTGATGATGCGCCGCTTCGCCATCGTTCAAAACAAACCAGCGCCGCGCCAGACCGTTGTGGTCCCGCGTCCCGGCGGAAATCAATGGATGGGATCATGAGCCGCAACGAAATGGAACGCGAGATCAACGACTGGCGCACCTTCGGGGATGACGCGATCCAGATCGTCGACAACATCCTCTCCCAGCGAGTCAGTTACACCATGACCGAGCATCGCGCGGCGGAGATCGTCGCCGAGAACAATCGCGCGGTGGCCATGATCGGCATGCGCCTGCGCGAAATCATGGATCAGCACGTGCGCAAGCCGCTGACGAATGGCAGCGCGCAGCAGGTTGCGCTGTGAGCAGCGATCGCCTGGAGCCGGGAGTGCCGGCAGAGACCGATGAGCAGATCTGGCGCGAGTGTGCCGAGCGGCTGCGCATCTCGGAATCGGTCGAATCCGAGAACCGCAAGCGCGGCATGGAGGCGATCCGCTTTCGCTGGGGCGAGCAGTGGCCGGATGACATCAAAAACGACCGCCTCGACCGCCCGACGCTGACGATCAATCACACGAATGTGCACTGTCAGCGCCAGGAGAACATGCTCCGGCAGCAGCGGCCACGCATCAAGGTTCATCCGGTGGGCGATGGCGCTGACATCGACACGGCGAAGGTGGTGCAAGGGCTGATCCGGCATATCGAAAATCGCTCTTTTGCCTCAGTCGCGTATGACCGCGGCGGCAAGGGTGCGATTGACAACGGCTGGGGATACTGGCGCATCCAGTCGGAATACATCGACCAGAAAAGCTTCGATCAGGAGCTGTGCATCAAGCCGATCCGCAATGCGTTCAGCGTATTCGATGATCCTTCGGCGAAATTTCCCGACGGGCGTGACCGCGATTGGCTGATTCTGGCCGAGCCGATGAAACGCGAGGCCTACAAGCGCACGTATCCGAAGGCCACCAACGTCAACTACACGTTTGATGCGGCCGTGGGCCTAGATGCGCTGCTCAATACGCAGTGGGAAGGCACCGAAGAGGTGATGCTCGCGGAGTATTACCGCATTCATGAAGTCGCCGACGTGTTGTGCCTGATGAACGACGGGCAGAAGGTGTTCAAGTCGGAAATTCCGCGCAAAATGGCCAAGATCCGCGATGCAGCGGGCTGGCTGCAGGCCACTGGCGAGGATGACAGGCCCATCGAGCGTCCGACAACGCGTCGCATCGTGCAGTGGTTCAAGCTGAACGGTAAGCAGATCGTCGATCGACGCGAATTCCCTTTCGAACACATCCCGGTCGTGCGCTGTGAGGGCAATGTCGAGGAAATCGCCGGCCGCATCGTGCGCAAAGGCATGGTCACGGATCTGATGGATCCCGCGCGGCAGTACAACTACTGGCGCAGCTCGCAGACTGAGCGCTACGCCTTGGCGCCGAAAGCACCGTGGGTGATGGCCGAGGGGCAGGATGACGGGCATCCGGAATGGAACGACGCGAACAAGAAAAGCTATTCGCGCCTGATCTACAAGCCGGTTGCAGGCCCCGATGGGTCAACGCCGCTACCGCCGCCACAGCGCCAGCCGCCCGCGCCTGTGGAGGATGGCATGGCATCGGCCGCTGCAGGCGCCGAGCATGACCTGATGTCGGTGGCCGGCATGCCGCAGGAGAATCCTGAAATCTCCGCGCGCATCGTCGGTGGCAACAAGTATCTGCAGCGCCGCCAGGGCATGCAGGACATGGCTCACTACCAGTATTACGACAACCAAACGTTGGCGATCGCATGGACCGGATGCCTGCTGCTGGAGATGATCCCGCACTACTACGACACCGCGCGCATGCAGCGCATCATCGGCGAGGATGGCGTCCCGAAAGTGGTGCCGATCAATCAGCCGGCGACCGAGATGACCGGCGAGAGCGCCATCGAGAAAGTCAAAAACGACATGACGGTAGGCCTGTACTCGGTCGTGATGGACACGGGCCCTGACTACCTCACCCAGCGCCAGGAGGGCGCCGAGAACATGGTGGAAATGCTGAACACGCCGCTCGGGGAGATGATGGTGCAGAAGGGCGGAGACATCGTTCTGCGCAACATGGACTTCCATGGCGCGGATCAGATGGCCGACCGCATTGCGGCCGACATTCCCGAGGCTATCGAGAAAGCGATGGAAGGCATGCCGGAGCAGGCCAAGAACATCATCGGCGCGCTACAGCAGCAGTTGCAGCAGCAGCAGAAGGTCATC